AAAAAACTAACTCTGTCGGCATATCACCACCACCGGGAGTGCCATTTACCAGAGCTGTTATTCTTGCTCCTTCCGCAAAATCAGTTCCATCATTACCAAAAAATCTTATCCTACCTAGCTCGTCATTATCCGCAACAACCGTATCCCCACCAATAGAAGCATTTCTACTTTTATGAAAAGCTACGGTGGGAGCATTTACATCAGCAGAAAATCTAGCCAAACCTATAGAGCTTGAATTGTAACTTGTTCCTATATTTTGAAGAGCAAAAGCACTAGAAACAGAACCATCATTTGCATTGTTATGACCTATAACTACAGCATCATTACCACCATCAACAAACAGCATATTAGCATTGCCGTTTGACTCAACACGAAAGTCTATGTCTTGACTGTCTTCATTAACAACAACTTCAGCTTGAGTGCCATCATGTGTCAGATTAAAAAAAGTTCTGTCTGAACCAGCCGATATAATATTAAATGACATACGACCATCTTGTGATAAGTTGGACGCATCTTTTATTTGATTAACAATAGAACCAAATATTGTTGAGTTACTCGCATCATCCTCACCTAAAAATTGAATTTGTCCCACTTTATCATTATCGGCAGGAGAACTAGAATTACGATTTAATACAAGTAAAGGCCCATCATTAGCATCTGCATCGTTAGATATAAGAGTGAGCTGTGCCGTATTATCGCCAGTTGTGATTGTAGACGCACCATTTACAGCCAGCCCACTAAACGTTGGGCTATCCTCAGTTCCGACGCCCAAATTTGACGCCGCCGCCGTTGCCGAGGTTGCGCCGGTGCCGCCCTGGGCGACCGGTAAAGTGCCGGTGTAAGCGATAGGACCGCCGCCAATGTTGATCGACCAGGCCGTTTTAGTGCCGCTGCCGGCGTAAGCAACCGCCGTGACAACCAAACTTGTGCCGCTGTAGCTTGTCACTATCGCGTCAATCCAGTTGGTTGTAACGGCCGCCGTGTCGGCAATTCGTAAAGGCGTCCCGACCTGGTAAGGTTTCAATGCTTCAACGGTGAACGTTTTTGAGCCTGTCCCGATCACGTTTGACGTCGTTGACGTTGTTGAGTAAATCGCGCCGGCGTGTGTTACGAAATCTTCAAGAGCGGCAGGAAAACCATCAACATAAGACGTGCCGCTAAAATCGGCGAGCGTGTAGGTTGTGCCATTTAGAGTTACGGGAAAAGACATATTTGGCTCCTAAATTAGTTCTTCAACTTCGATGAATTTCGAATAAAAATTCAGCGCGGTATTTGTTAGCGGTGAGGTTCGAGTGACGCGGCCATAGATATTCTGCGTCAGCCAGGTCGTGCTGTCATTTGGTTGTGGTATGACGAGGATGTCTTGAGACGTGCCGCGCAGGCGGTCCAGATTGTTAAAAACGTTGTCGAATATTTCGGCTTGCGGAATGTTTACAAGTTCAAACCTGATGCGCCGGTATCGCTCGACCTCATCGATAAACGTTTGACCACCGCGTGATTTGGTTATGCGGCTATCATCCATAAATTCAAATTGAACGCCGTTTGAATAGTTAATGCTGGGCTGATAGGCCGGTCCGGCAATTAATCGGCCCGCTTGCAGATAGTTGTCGGTGTTATCGTTGTCGGAAATGTCAATTCGCATATAGCGCGCTGCGACCGCGCTTGCTTGGATATTAAAGCTTGAGATTGCATAGTTGACCGCGATTGATGGATTGATAAACCCGCCCCAGCTAAACACGCCCCAGGGCAGTGTGCCAAATTCCTCGACCCGCGCCCAAGCTTTGACCACGCCGCTATCGTAAACCGTGGTTGAGAAATTCGACGCATTGGAAAACCGCCAGCGAATTGTGCCGGTTTGTGAAATGTTGTGTTTTACCAAGGCCGCGAAATCGATAATTTTAGCCGCGCCAAAATCGACATTTATCACGGCGGTTTTTTGAGAGTTCCGCCAAATTTTAACAAGCTGGCGATCTTGCAAGTTTGTGATCGGCAGAGTTGACACCGCGTTATCGACCGTGGCCGTGCCGGTATCAACATAATTCACCGACGAAATCAAAATGTTGCTCATATTAACCCCATAGTTCTAATTCGATTTCGTTGGTTGCCGCCGTTTCCACAATTCCGACCAGGCGAAACAGTTTGCCGGACGCCAAGTTATACCGTCCGAAAGTAACCTTAACGACGTCATTCAATTTAAGCGTGTAGGGCTGTGATTTTACCAGGATCCGATAAATTTCGCGCTGCGTTTTATATAGCGTTAAGAGCCTGGCGGCCTCTGTTGCGGCATTGGCCGACGTGCTGAATAGGCTCGGCACGATTAGCGGGTCTGAATTAGGGTAGGGCGTTTGAATGGCGGTATCGGTTGACACTGCAACCAGGGCCGGCCGCAACAGATAATCGCGTTGCGCGGTTGTTACGCTGTCGCCAAATTCGGCCTCGCTAAAAGTCCGGTAGTTGTGTTTATACTCAACCCGCGCCTGGTAATTCGGCACCGCCGACGCAAGCCTGGTTAATTCAATGATTGTTGTCGCGTCAACCTCGGCGGCCGCTGTGCCGGTTGCCAGGATAATTTGACCGACCTCAAATTTACCTTCGCGGTTAAAACCGTAAAACCCGCCGACCGTATTAATGAGCTGATCAAGCACGTCGAGCATTGTTGTGCTTGTCGCAACGTATATGCCGACTACTGAGCTGTTAGCAGTATTAAGCGCGCTGAATGTCGAGGCAACCAAATCGTCAGACGTAAGCGCGGTGTGAGTGACCACAATGTGATCGATAATATCGGCCACGGTTGACTTGTACGATCCGCTTGGTTTTGCGCCTTGGGCGTCGGCTGTTATAACGTCATCCGGTGCGCTATCGAGTGTAAACCGCCCATTGGTCAGATCGACGCTGTAGGCGCTTGTAGCGAGCGCCACGCCGCCTTGGTACACCGTGTTGATTGCCTCAATTTGGCCGGTGTGAACCTGGTATATTCTATTTGTTGCATCGACGAGAACCGGCTCGATGTTATACACTTGACCGAAGCAAAGCGGCTTTGGCGCGCCGGTTAGGTTTGCGCTTCCCTCAACGCCGCCGCTGCCGGCATAAAGTGCGCTGGGAAAATCAACGTCAAACGTTGCCTGTTGATCGCGCAGAACCACCGACACGCTTAAATCGTCAAACTCGATAGATTTCGCCTGGCCGGTAAATATCGTAAAATAGTATTGCAACGCGGCGCCGGCCTCACCGACCTTTACAATGACCTCGGCGCCGTCCCAGGCATAGCCAGCCCAGTCATCCAGACCGCCGTCTGCATTGGTTAAGACAAGCTGGCCGAAACCAGGCGCAGAAAACCCGCCGACCTTGCCGGACGAAAACATTGACCGAGAGAACGATATTGGCTCGACCAGGCGGGCATCAAACAACGTGTTGGCTGGGCTATCACTTGGACCGCTAACAAAGCCCTCGCCCGAATAATATAAGGTCAGGCGGGTTGTGTTTGCCACGTCATACGGCTGTACGGTCACCAGGTATTTTTTCTTTGCGTATGGATTTGCGACCAGATCGGCGAGGCTAGTTGCGGTCATACGCGAGCGCCCGCCAGTTGACCGCCGGCAAGCGCGCGGCCGAGTGTCCGGCGCAGGCTGACAATCTCGTCTCTCATTTCGTGAACTGCGCCGATTAGATCGCTTGCCGTGCCTTTAATCGGCGAAACCGCGCCGCTTGTTTGTGGTATAAACAATTCTGGCCCGCGCTCGCCGACGCGAACATTATCGCCGCGCCTGGCGGCCGTGCCGGTCATACCGGCGAGATATGGCGCGGCCTCATTGTAAAGTTTGCCAAACCGTGCAGAATTATCTTGCTCCAAGCTGCCGCCGGCCTGGCCCATGCCCTCAGTAATGCCGGTTATACTTCCGGCGATACTGTCGCCGAGTTTGCTGGCGAATGTGCTTTTGGCAAGTTCAATGCCGATCTGGGTTGCTATTGTAGACAGACTTCCAGCGCCCAGAATGCCGCTTGCAAATGCAGTTGACATGCCGCCGGAAACCGACGCCGCAAAACCCATGCCAGCGCCCATATTAGCCATAATTGCCGGCCCTAAGCCTGGCAAAATAAACGCGCCGGCAAGCATTGCAATCGTTGCCAGGTCGCCAGACATAATGCCCTCAACCAAACCTTTTATTGCGTCAGATATGTACCCAATTGTGTCCGTGATCGCGCGGATTACGCCATTGATTGCGCGCCTAATCGGCGATATTATTTTTTTGATTAATCTTCTGATTGGCTTAAAAAACCCGCCAAAACCAAAACCCTCTGTCATGTCGTCAATAATGCCCGCATCAACGCCCATGTTGCCGACCGGCATTCTACCGCCGTTTAGCTGGTCAAAAAATCCTTTGCCAAATTTACTAACGCTTGAGGCTTGTACAACATATTCACCGGAAGATACGCGCGCTAGAACGTTGTCAGCTTTAGGACCGCCGGCGCCTGGGACAATACCACCATCGGCAAATTGCAGGCTTGGGAAGATTTTGCCAAGAAAATTTATGCCGGTCGTAATAAGCGCTTTGGCCGCCAGGTCTGCAAGGCCGCGCTTAATTACATTGGTAAATGATCCGAAATCCAGCTTGCCGGTCATAAAGAAGTCAGAAAGAGTTGTTTCCATCGAGTCAAACGCATTGCCGACGAAATCTTTCATATTGCCGGCGGCATCTTCGATTTTTTGGTAGTAGGTTAACACGCCGGCAATTGCGCCGGACCCAAACGTTGCCTCGTTTTCGGATCGTAAATTTGCCGACGCAACCGCATTGTCAAGCATCACGTCCTTGTATTCTTCGCCGGATATTATGCCCAGTTTGAAAGCGGCCGTTGCGTTTGATTGCTGTTTTGCAAGCTCTGCGGTGCGCGTGTCTAGGCCTAGCGCCTCGCGCGCCGTTTCGTTTAAAACCTCTTTATAAACTTGAGCGCTGATTTTGCCACTTTTCAGCATGATTTGCAGCGCGGCGGTTTGGGCCGTTAATCCTCGTAAAGCCGTGCCTGTGGGGTCAATTCTCGCGGTGACGTTTTTGAGCGCGGTTTCAAGGTCGGAATTGCTGACTGTTAGTTTTTTGGTTGCCTTGTCGGCGTCACCGATTGTCGGCAGAAAATCCGAAATAGTGCCGTTGTTGTGCAAAAAGCTTTCGCCAAGATCGGCATTTGCGCCGGTCATTTCGTTAAACTGACGTTCCAGCGAGGCGCCATCAATGCC